AACCAGACAGTGCTACACAAAGAGAGTATGTATTTTTTGATGGAACATTTACAGCTACACAATTAAACACAACTACAACAGATAATAGATACCTTACAGGATCTGCAGCAGCTTCAGGTTTATCACACCCACAAAACTCAAAAGTTCGTATGGTGCCTGTACAACAAGTATTTGAAGATATTTTTGACGCATTAGGTCAAGTAGTAGATGTAAGTTATGCTTCAGCAGACGCAGGCACACCTAAATTAGCAGCAGATTTAAACGCTAACAACAATAAAATTACAAACCTTACTACACCTACAGCAGCAGCAGACGCTGCAAATAAATCCTATGTTGACTCAAATACTGTTAGTTTGTTAGATGAAGACGATATGTCATCTAATAGTGCTTCTGCTGCGCCTACACAACAATCAACTAAAGCATACGTAGATAGTGGTACTACTACATTAAGCAACAAAACACTTGCAGCTACAACATTATCAGGAACATTAACTGGTGGTGATCAAGAAGTTAATGCAGTAGTATTGAAAGATTATGCAGAAACTGATGTTGCATTGTCATCATCATCTGGCGTAATTGCAATAGATTTAGCTAATGGTAATACTGGTTCATTAACACTTACAGAAAACATTACAGATATAGATTTTACAAATGTTCCTACTAATGGTGTTTCATCATTTACATTAAAAGTTACACAAGACGCTACTACTGCTTACACTGTAGCAATTAACGCTGTTACAGTTAATTCTGGTAGTGATGTTACAGCTCTTACACCAGGTGGTTCTGGATTTGACATGACAACAACACTAAGTGGTATAGATATTGTAACGTTTTTGTTTTATGACGCAGGTACACCATTTATGAATTATTTACAGGAGTTTAGTTAATGTCAATGCTTATGATGTTAAAAGAAGGTGGATCATTACTTATAGATAGTATTGGTGGTCCAATAGATGAAGATATAGATTTAATTGAATTTGGAGATTTAAAATTTATTTTGTCTGATAGTACACAAGACAATATAGACGGATCTACAGGTGTACTTAAATTTATATTATCTGATACAACGCAAGACGACATTGAACTTTCTGGTAATAAGTTAAAATTTATAGACTATACTGGAACACAAGACGATATAGGCTTAATATAAGGAATATCAATGGCAGAGTTTAGACCAATACACGTAACAAAAGACGGATCTGATACAGACGGATTAGCAGAGTTTTCTAATACTGACGGATTGCTTTTACCTAACTACAATGAAAAAGTACAAGCAGTATCTAGTTCATCTGGTGTACTAGCAATAGATGTGTTAAGTGGTAATGTTGTTACTACTACACTTACAGAGAATATTACAGACATAGATTTTACAAACGTTCCTACATCAGGAACTTGTGCTATTACATGGATAGTCACACAAGACGCTTCATCAGCTTACACAGTTGCAATAAATGCAGTAACAATTAATGGTGGTGGAGATGTAACTGCTAAGACAGCAGGTGGTGGTGGATTTACAATGTCATCTACTTTAAGTGGTGTTGATATTGTATCTCTTGTATTTGTTAATGCAGGTACACCATATATAAACGCATTACAAGATTTTAGTTAGGAGTATATATGCCATTAGGTGCAGCTAGATTTGCTTTAGGTGGAGGTGCTAAACCAGATTTAATGGTTGCAACTCTTATTGTTGCAGGTGGTGCAGGTGGTGGTTATGGTAATGACGCTGCTGGCGGTGGCGGTGCAGGAGGTTATCGTACATTTTCAGAAACATTATTAGTTGGTGATACAAACTATACAACTTATGTTGGTGCAGCAGGTAGCGCAGGTGGCAACGGAAACAACACACATTTTAATGGCAATCAAACATCTTACGGTGGTGCAGGTCGTGCTAACTCAAATGGTAACGCAGGTGGTTCAGGTGGCGGTGCAGGTTGGCAAGGTCAAACTGGTGGTGCAGGTAATGTAGGTGGCTATTCTCCTGCTGAAGGTAAAAATGGTGGTAACGTTTATTACGCAGGAAGTGGCGGTGGAGGTGCTTCACAAGTTGGAGGTTTTAGTGGTACTTCAGGTGGTAATGGCGGTAATGGTTCACAATGGCTAGATGGGAATTACTACGCAGGCGGTGGCGGTGGTGGCGCTGACTACTATCGTTCAGGTAACAATGTTCAATCACAAGGTGGAATTGGTGGTGGTGGAAAAGGACAAGGTAATAATCAAGGGCAAGCAGGAACTGCTAACACAGGTGGCGGTGGTGGTGGCTCTCGTTCACATGTAGACAAAGCACATTTTCCTGGAGGTTCTGGAGTTGTAGGATTTAGGTATCCTAAACAATGGACTTTAAATGCTAACACAGTAACTTTATCTGCTGAAACTGTAAGTGGTGATTATAAATTTTGCTATGTTACTGGTGGTAGCGGTTCAGTTTATTGGAATTAAAATGGCACATTATGCATTTATAGATGAAAACAACATAGTTACACAAGTAATTGTAGGTAACGATGAAAATACATCTGTACCTGAAGGTTTTGATACATGGGAAAGTTATTACGAAAGTTTAGATTGGCATACAGGAACTTGTATTAGAACATCTTACAACACATATAAAAACACACACTTAAATGGTGGAACACCTTTTCGTGGTAATTACGCAGGTTTAGGTTTTAAATACGATAGTGTTAATGATGTATTTTATGAACAACAACCTTATCCTAGTTGGACATTAGATACTTCTACTTGGACTTGGCAACCACCAACTCCATATCCTACATTAACACAAGAACAATTAGAAGCAGATGAAGTAACATCATACGAGTGGAACGAAAATACTACAAATTGGGTGCAAAGAACTCCAAGTTAGGTTAATATACTATTATAAATAAAGGATAGTATGACAGATCTGTATTGGTTTTTATTACAAAAAGAAGACTTGCCTCCTCATCAATTATATAATGATCCTTCAATACAAGATACATTTATTAATGTATGTCCACAAACTATTGCATTAGATAAAAGAACAGTTGTTATTACAATGCCATACGATTTAAAAATGCATAGACAAGAAGATGGTTCTTATTATGCACAATCTAAACAAATAGTAGGAAAAAATTTGTGGGACGAAAGACCTGTTTTATCTATTGATACAGATACAAAAATAAAAGGTTATGAAGAATATTCTATATGTCATATAAAAGTTCCTTATGTTTTTATGACAGACAATAAAGATTTAACTTATTACTGGACTGGACCTAAAAGTAATACTGAACATAATATTAAAGGTGTAATGTTTGCAGAAGGAATGTTGTATCCAGGACAATATGCTAGAAGTTTAGATATGGCATTTATAATTCCACACGACAGACAAGTTGTATTTAAAAAAGGAGAACCATTGGGTTATTTATATTTTAGTGATGAAATAAACCTTAAAGAAATATTGCCTAATGAAGCAGTATTAAACTATATTAATTCTATATACGGTATTACAAGCTACGTTAAAGGTGTAAATAAAATTTTTAAAAGGGCAAAAAATAGATATCCGTACAAAGAGTTAGAGAAATGTGAGGTAGTAAATGTTTAAATTAGCAGTTATAGGGAAAGGTACAGCAGGATCATTATCATATAATCACTTTGCACATTACACAGATTGGGAAGTAGAATGTTATTACGATACATTATCACAAGAACAATCAGTAGGTGAAGGAACAACTGTTACGTTACCTAGAACTTTACATTACACATTAGGTTTTGAGTTTTATCAAATGAAAAAATTTAATGGTAACTACAAAAACGGAATACATTATATTGATTGGGTAGATGAAAACTACATGCACACATTTCCTGCACCAGACATATCAATGCACTTTAGTGCTGTTGATTTACAAAGATACATAGCAGAAAAAAATAAAAACAGAGTTAAATTTAAAGATATTAAAGTTAATAATGTATATGACATAGACGCAGATTATATTATTGATTGTTCTGGAACACCAAACAAATTTGATGATTTTCAATTTGCTAAGTACATACCTGTAAATACTGCTTATGTTAGACAGTGTAATTGGAATTTTCCTAAATATGATTACACTATTTGCATTGCAGCAGAGTGGGGTTGGATATTTGGAATACCATTATCAAACAGAATGTCATGGGGTTATATGTACAATCAACAGATTACAGATCATAATGTTGCTAAAGAACAATTACTTGAAGTTATTGATAACTATGGTATGAAACCTACAGATCAAGAAAACAGATTAGACTTTAATAATTATTACCGCAAAGAAAACTTTTTTGACAAAATTGCATACAATGGTAATGCTTCTTTCTTTTTAGAACCTATGGAAGCTACATCATTAACTACTGTAGATAATATTAATAGAAAAATATATGACGCAATAGTTAACAAAGAGAGTATTGGAGAACATAACGAGTGGTATACAAGAACATTTAAAGAGCTACAAGATATTATTGTTATGCACTATTTAGGTGCAAGTAAATATGACAATGAATTTTGGACGTACGCTAAAAAATTAGCAACAGAATGTTTATCTGATAATGACTTAACTAGAAAACAATATACAGAAATATTAGATAATATAAATAATATTGGGTTTGATCTTGTGTATGATTATGGCGTTTGGCGTATGCACAGCTTTAATCAAAATATAAATTCATTAGGCATATTAAAAAAATTAAAGGAGTTAAATGTTTAAGAAAAAAAATAAACCAACATTAAAATTTAGCACACCGTTTGTAGGGTTGGAAAACATAGATAGTTGCAGACCACAACCTGCTAAAAATTTTATTCCTAAATGGTATACAGATATGCCACCTACGCCACATGATGAACACTATACAAAATTAATTCCGCAAACTAAAACAATAAAGTTATGTCCTAGTTTTACAGATATTTTTTATAACGGATATGTTATACCTGCACATTGTGATATGTATTTTAGGTGGGAGGAAGGTGGCGAATGGGAATGGGCTACATCATTTGAGGAGTATGAAATACAATTACATCACGATAAACAAATGAAAGATTACGTTCCTAGTAGTGCAAACATACAAAAAGTATTTAAAATTATATCGGCATGGCGTATGATGACACCACCTGGATATAGTGTGTATCAAGTTCCATTACTTTACCATTACAATCCAGATTGGTATATACCTTATGGCGTTATACATACAGATAAACATCATATATTAAATCAACAATTAGTTATTACTGCTGATAAAAAGAAACAAATTATGATAAAACAAGGTGAACCATTATGTTATTATGTGCCATTTAAAAGAGAAGAATTTGATTTAGAAATAGAAACTTGGTCGCAAGAATGGGAAGATAAATGCAGAGAAAATTTGTTTCGTGTACACTCAAAATTTAAAGGTGGTTACTTAAAAAATATATGATATAATCCTGCTTATGGATTTTATAATTGGGTTTCTAATAGGGTATTTTTTAAAAGAAATTAGTTCTTATCTTAAAAGATTAGCTACACCTACTCAAAAAGACTGGGATAAAGAATGGGATTGGATTACACCGATCCAGGAAGATGATCTTCAATAATGTCTAACGGTAACGGCTTCACAACTAAGGAATACTTGCAATTAATTAAAGAAGAAGTAGATATTGCTAATAAGCGCATTGACGAACTCCATGAAAAAATAAATAAATCACCAACACGTCAGGAGATTTTAGGTTGGCTTGTTGCAATTACGAGCAGCGCAGCTTTCCTTAATAGTATAATGTAACCTATGCAAGGTTACTCTTTATATTGGAATATATCTAAACGCATGATTGCTGTATTTATAGCACAAGCATTAAGTGTTATAGGTGCAGGATCACTTGTAGGTATTGATGTTATACAATCATCATTACTTGCAGGTCTATTAGGTGTAGCTAATGTACTAGAAATACTTGCTAGAAAATATCTCAATGATGGCAAACTTACAATCGAGGAAGTCAATCAAGCATTTGGTATTTTAGATAGCAAGACACATAATGATATGAATGGGAGAGAAATATAATGGCAGATCCATGCTGCGGTGGTGGTTGTTGCGGAACTAAGTAAGTTCCGTGTTACACAAATTTAATACACTTGTTCGCTTATGTATTGTTGCGTTCTTAATAATTCCTTTTCCTGTATTGGCAAATCACGTACCTACACAAACACCATACGATATATCTATTGCTTGTGATAGTGATGGAGACAAAACTAAAGGTGACATAACTGTTACATGGCAAGAGAGTGATGGTTTTGAAGATAGTCCACCTGAACGATACGCTATAGCATTTAGTAATGATAACTTTGTAGAAACTAATTATGCAGTAGCTAACAGTACTGGTTGGGAAGAAGCATTGTCTTATAAGAGTTATGTTTTTACTGCTAGCTATAGAGAAAATGTATTTGGTACAACAGCAGATACGTTTTATGCAAAAGTCCGATCTGATAATGACACAGATCAAAGTTATTCAGAGTGGACTTCTATTGTAAGTATTGATTGTGACTATGGTTCTACTCCTACTACAACTGTACCTCCAAAGCCAGAACCTGAGCCAGAACCTGAGCCAGAACCTGAACCAGAACCTTACATACCACCTCCACCTCCACCACCAACACCACAAGAAATTATTGTTGATGTAAAAGTAGAAGGTGTTGATAAGACCTATACACAAGCAGATGTCAATGATGGCACTATAGAGCGTGACCAAGAGCGTGTTGATAATGAAAAAGAATATGGTTGCTTTATGACTAACGCACAGATAGAGCGTGGTGATTGTGACATACCTATACCTGAAGAAGACATTGAGATTATAGAAGAAGAAGATATAATTAAGGAAGAGGTAATAATTGAAGAAGAAATTAAAGAAGATGTGGATGACATCCTTCCTAAGAATGATGATCCTTTACTCGACACACCTAAAGAGGAAGTTATTGAAGAAGAAGTTGTGGAGTTTGAAGAACTCCCTATTGAGTTCGAGATTATTGAATTTGATTTGGAAGATATTGTTACCGAAATCGTGGATGAGATACCAATACAAGATGAAATAGAGGAGATTAAAGATGAAGAAGTTAAAGAGAATGTCAAGGAAGTTTTGGATGAGCCAATACAGGAAATTATTGAAGAGGATATCGACAGAGAGATACTTGAAGCACCGATTAAAGAACCCATAGAGCTTACTGAAGAAGAAGTAGAGATAGAGATTGCACAAATAGAAAAGATTGTGAATCTACCAATAACAGAGGAGACTAATGAAGAATCTAAACAAGAAGCAATACAAGGATATGTACAGGACCTTACCGAAGAAGAAGTTGTCGAAGTCCTTGAAGAAGTAAATGACATTGGTGTACAAAATCTTGATAAAGCTACAAAAGAAATACAGGAAGTTGTGCAAGCTGTTGTTGAAGAAGCTATTGCTGATGTACAAGAACTAACAGAAGAACAAGTAGAAGTAGTTGCAAAAGTATTACAAGTAGAAGCAGCTGACGTAGAGATCATTGCTGCAGCTGTAGAAAAAGATGAAGCAGTTGCAGAAGCAGTAGAAGTATACGTAGCTAAAGCTGTAGAGAATAAAGACGTAGAGAATTACACACTTGCTGACGTAGTAACAGAGGTACAGACAGAACAATTTCTAGCAGATCCAATAGGATCTTTTGTAGATATAAATATACAAGAGATAGATCTAGGTGCTATTGGTAACGATATGACTAACGATCAAAAAGAAAAAGCACAAGAGGTTGTAGTACCAGTTATCATAGCTTCGCAAATTGTGGCTAGTGTGCAAGTCGCACCAGTTAGAATGAGACGTAGAATATGAAATACATAAAGAAATTTTTTAATTGGTTATCAGAGATAATTAAAGAGACAATAGCACAAACATTTACTTTGCTAGGTTTTTTTATAGCATGGCTAACATTAACTGGCACAGCTAAGGACATAGTTGGAGTTGCTATAATAATAAGTATAGTTTTATGGTTGTTAACTATAGGACTACGTAAAGATAAAGACGATCAACCGAAAAAGAAAGTGAGCAGATAATGCCATACGATAAAAAAGGTAAGAAAAAAAGATACTCTTCTAAGAGAATTAAAAAAATGAAGTAGGTATAATATAGTATGGCAAAAAGTAAACCAGTATGGGACAAACCACGTCCCAAAGATCTAGGAAAATCTAAAAAACTTACACCTTCACAAAAAGCTAAAGCAAAAGCTAGAGCTAAAGCAAACAATCGTAAGTATCCTAATATGATCGACAACATGTGGGCAGCTAGCAGATAGTATATTTTGAAAGTATCTTGTCCTAAATGTGGAGAACCACTTGGCGTACAGATAAAACCTTATAAATTATTCTGTACAAATCCTGATTGTTTAGACTATAATGATGTAAACAAGGAGTCTAAATGAAGATACAATTAGTTAGACATGAATTTGGAATTGACGCAACCAATGGAATGTTGTTTATCAACGGTAAGTTTGAGTGTTATACACTTGAAGACCAATATCAAGTAACCAAAGTATATGGTGAAACCTGTATACCTGAAGGTACATATCCTATAAAGTTTAGAAAAGAAGGTGGCTTTCACAATAATTATTCTAAGCGTTATCAAAATTCACACTACGGTATGTTAGAAATAAAAGACGTACCTAATTTTCAATGGATTTTATTTCATGGAGGGAATACTGATGAAGATACCAAAGGTTGTGTGCTTACAGGATCTACACAGCAAGTGTTAGATGTAAGCAAAGACGGATTTATTGGATCATCACAAAAAGCGTACAAAAAAATGTATGACCAGGTTGCAAAAGTATTACTACAAGGTAAACCAGTTACATTAGAAGTAAGTAAGATAAATTTAGATGGTGCTGCCGCACCAGAACAAAGTTCCGATAGTAAAACGTTGGATTCTATTCACGAAAAAGTGACACGAATTGACGCTAAACTAAAAGGAAGACCAATAATATAGACTGGAGATAATATGAGTGATGAACTCAAAGCACTTATCGAAAAAGTTGTATGGACATTCATTGAAGCATTTGGTTCTGCTTTACTTGTAGGTCCTGCACTCGACTTAGACATTACAGCAATCCAAGCTGCAGCAATTGCAGGTGGTGGATCAGTAATAGTAGTACTAAAAGAGTATGCAAAAAAACAACTCGCAGGTAAGTAAACTTACTGCAACCCAACAGGACGTAGCACACAACGAAACTAAAGATGTAGAATCCCACCCTAATGGTTGGGAACCAGGCGTTACTTTTGATTACAAAACTAAGACTGGAACTATAACTACAAGACCTATGGACAACGCTAGTCCAGAGTTTAATGATCTTTTACAATCTTGGGGATTCGATCCTGACAAGTATTCTATTCTTAATGACACTATCCGTGTAAGCACGTGGGATATGAATATGGGCAAAGGAGACGTGCAACAAGCATGGGCATACAAAGCACAGATTGTGTACAAAGAACATGCACTAGACAAAGAAGATTATGATCGTATATCTAAGTGGATCCAGACTTACAAGCGTAAAGCTAAACCTAAAGTAACAAAACCTAAAGCTAGTTTTTTTGTTGCTATATCTGATCTACAGTTAGGCAAGCGTGATGGCGGTGGTACTGAAGCTATTGTTAATAGATTTTTAGAAAAGATAGATACAGTACGTGATCGTTATAACTTCTTGCGTAAAGCAGGAGTGCAGCTAGATCAGTTAACAGTCGTGGGACTCGGTGATATAGTCGAGGGCTGCGTAGGATTTTACCCACAAGCTATGGGACCTAACGGCGTAGAGCTTGACTATCGTAATCAGATGAAGTTAGCTAGAAGACTTATTGCTAAAGCATTAGTTGAATGGTCAAGAGACTTTGATGTAGTTGTAGTAGGTGCAGTACCAGGTAATCATGGAACTAAAAGAATTGCAAAGAATCTTGCACCAACAGGTGAGATGGACAACTATGACATAGAAGTGTTTGAACAGATTGCAGAAATATTTGCAGATAAACCACAGTACAAACATGTAAAGTTTGTTATACCAGATGAACCACACTTATCATTAAATGTATGTGGCACAAACATGAGCTTTACTCATGGACATCTTGCAGGTTACAGTGGATCGGTAGAAAATAAACTAATGAACTGGTGGAAGAACCAAACATTCGGTGGCTTTCATGCAGGATCAAGCGAGATCCTGGTTACAGGACATTACCACCACCACAGAGAAGTACATGATGGACGCACCTGGATCCAGGTACCTAGCTTAGATGAGTCAACATGGTTTGAACATCAAGCAGGTAAGAAAACAAAACAAGGTGTTATGACTATGGTTATAGATCATAAAGGACACAATAATAAAGAGATAGTATAAAGCAAAGCGGACTCACAGGTCCGCTTTATTGCTTGTGGGAAGGAGTTGTCTAACGTTATGACACGTAAGATAACTATATCCACAGATTACTGCATGCTATAATAGTTGTCAAGTCAATTCATTGGTCAGAGGTTTCCTCCTTTACTCTGATCCTTGTCACCAGATCATAACTTCGATCTGGTGTTTTTACTATAAATTCTTTACGATTCTGTATTTATGCTATATAATTAATAGTGGGAGGTAGTAATGACTGCAATTAATACTACGTTTGATGATAACTTTATGTTGTCAGAACTTGTACAATCAGTTGGAGAAACTGGTAGAGGATTTGTTGTAATACATAAGAACAGTCCTAAGTACATAGACAGCACAGGTGAGTTACGTGACTGGTTACACAGACATGGTTTAAACATACACCATTTTGAAAACTGGAATAACGTTATACATTATGTATTTGTTAGATCAGAACGCGGCGGCGACTAAGTTATGAATTTATTTACAAGTCAAAAGGAGATGAAGAAGTGGGCGATAGCTATGGCTAACGCATGCGGTGGACAAGAAGTGTCACAGACATCTATTAAACTTAATAAAATTAATCCAAAAAAAGTAGAAGATTTAACAACAAAGTTTGTAACTGATTACAACGAGATGATGAATACTGCTATAGCTATAGGAGAACAAGAATGAGCGCACCTCATCCAATGGACAGAGATGTAAAAGTAATGTTTACTGATCACAGTACAAGAGACTTTATAATTACTGCAAGTAATGTTGAAGAAGCAGAAAAAATATTTGATATAATATTTAACCACATGGAACAAAGTATTACAGATATTTTAAAACAATATAGTGTTGGTAAACAAACAAAAGTATGGGTAGAATACCATATAGATAAAGAACAAGATATTAACGAGGAGGATAACGACTGATGGGTTGGCAAGAAGAATACGATCAAGTAGAAGATAGACTAGCAAAGTTTTGGGAGAACAATCCTAATGGTAGAGTCTATACAGAACATCTATCTATATCAGATGATCATCAAAGCATAGTTGTTAGAGCTATGATATATAAAGATATAGAAGATATAAATCCTGTAGCAACAGGTATAGCACAGGATCAACAAGGTCCTAAAGGTGCTAACTTAACATCATGGATTGAAAACGCAGAGACATCTGCGATAGGACGTGGACTTGCAAACTGGTTCGGCTATACAGCAAAAGCAAGACCATCAGTCACAGAAATGCAGAAGGTGGAGAACTTGTCGGACAGTCAAGTTACCAAGAGTGTAGCTAAAACTGGCAACAGCAATAGCTATACTCCTTCACCGTCTGTACAAGAAAAAATTAAAGATGTACCGACTGGTCCAGTAGAAGATACTAAAGCAGCATTAGAAGAGATTGGTGTAGTGGTTGAGGAAAAAGTTGTAGTAACTAATGGAACAACAGAACCAAGATGTTTAAGCTGCAACAGTGAGTTATGGGATAACAGAGTAGATAAAGCTAGCGGTAAAATTAAAAATACTTATCCTGACTGGAAGTGTAAGAACAAAGAATGTGACAATGGTAATCCACGTATATATTACATGGAATCATTCAACGCAGCTAAACAAGCACCAGAAGAATGGTTTATGCCTGCAATGCCTGAAGCAAAAGCAATAGAGGATATTGGCGAAGACGAAGCACCGTTCTAATGTTTACAATAATAATAAAAGTTGACAGTGCAGGTGTATTCCAGGACATTGAGTTTGAAAATGCACCAAAGCACATACCAATAAATGTAAGGGAAGAGGTGGAAGGTGAGCAAGAATCCGTTTGATGGACCAAGTATAAAGGTTGGTTCAAAAGAATTTAAAGAGATGGTTATGGAAGTTATGATTAACAAGCATAATGATCCTGATGAAGACTTTGATCTTAACAAATGACAATGAGAGATGATATATTGCAGCTACTTGATGATGACAAGTGGCATTGTGCAACAGAACTTATAGAGTTTGGTTGGTCAGCACGCAATAGAATATCAGAAATACGTGCAGATCATGGCGAAGATTATATCTTAGGTCAGAAGTGCAACATGCACACTCACAGAGGTGGTGTCAGCATGTATAAGTTGAATGATCAAAAGAAAAAACAGCAATTGTTGAATAGACTTGAAGATCAAATTCAGCTACAGTTATAGTAATGAGAGAAATATTACAGAGCAAAGGCGCACTTAACGTCTGGGATATGATGGACGAATGTAATGGATTTCTTGAAGCTATCACATACTGTATAGAGGAAGATGAATCAAAGAAGATAGATTTTTTTCCATACGATAGTGCTAGTGAATCTAATCTAGTACAAACAATACTTAAAATAGATCCTTCATTCCCAACTGATCCTGGACCACACTATGGTGGGGTTAGAGTCGGTATCGTTACTAACAAAGGAGTCGGCGAACTTGAAGTCGTGCATGATATGTATGATTACTTTAGTTATTCTTTTATTACACGTGGTACACAAATAGATTATGGTAGGTTGCCGCGTGCAGATATGATTGATTACATAAAAGCTGTAGCTAAAGTTCTTAATAGTTCTAAAGCATTGAAAGGTAGAAAACTATTTAAGAAAGAAGACTAATGTCAAAACAAAAACAACAGGGTACAAAGCTAGAGACATTCGTAGCAAAAATGTTGAATGGTTCTAGGATTGCGGAAGGTGGTATCAATGACAAGGGAGATGTACTATTTAATTGGAATGGTCAAGACTTTTACGTTGAGTGTAAGGCAAGACAGTCACTCAATGTTACACGTGAGCTTGCTAAATCTATAAAGAAGTCGAAGTCGCAATTTACAGCACTGGTATGGAAACGCCTGGTAAAAACTGACAAGAGTCGGCGGCAGCCAGATGGTGTACCAATCATAGTTTGTTTAACTCTTGATACTTTTGTGGAGATCGTTGAATCTAAAATTGGAAATAGTTTTTATGATGATCCCTTCTGGAAACAATTGCCGTGAGTCGTACGCAGGATATAGACAAAGCTGCGCGCAAAACTGCACTTGCGCTGCAATCTTTAATGGCTAAAGTTGAATACAAATACAACAGACATGAACCATGTTTAGTATGCAAACAAAAATTTATGCACCACATTGACGGACTCCCCTGCGAATCAGATAACTCCAGGAAAAAAATAATTAAAC